TGGAATATTAGGATTATCATTTATAGGTGTATTAAAATATTTGGAAGAGAAAAAGTGTATAAATTTAAAAGAAATAACAACATATGTGGGTACATCAATTGGATCAATATTATCATTTTTGTTAAATTTAGATTATAATATTAAAGAAATAAAACAAATAATAATGCAAATAAATTTTGAAAAATTGGAACCAAATATAGATATATATAATATAATAGAAAATAATGGAATAGATAATGGATTAAAAATATTAGCAATAATAATACCATTTTTAAAAGAAAAGTTAAATGTAGATGACATAACATTTCAAGAATTATACGAAATAACAAAAAAAAAGATAATAATAATAGGAACAAATTTTACAACATTAAAAGAAGAGTGTTTTAGTATAGACACAACACCATTAATGTCTGTAATAATGGCAATACGAATATCAATATCAATACCATTAATATTTACACCAGTATTATATAATAATAATTATTATATAGATGGGGCATTTACAAATGCTTTTCCATTAAAGTATTGTAATAAAGAAACAACATTAGGATTATACATAACATTAAAATATAATACAGAAATATTAAATATTTATAATTTATTTTTAGGATGTTATGCGATATTATCTAATACATTAGTAGAAAAAGATATAAATAATTATAATGTAATAAAAATATCTAATGAAAATTTAAATATTAAAAATTATAATATAAATAATAAATTAAAAAATAGTATAATAAAATTGGGAAAAAACACTGGTTATAAATATTATAATAAAATGATAAATGTGTTATGTTTAGACATAATAAATAATATAATAAATAAAATTGAATAAAAAATAATTATTAAAATTATTATCTATTTAATCGTATTATGAATTATTGTACTATACAAGAAGCATGGGGTAAAAATAATATAAGTAATAATTTTAAAGAACATATGGCTAATTCAAACGAAAATGAAGAAGAAAACGTAGAAATAAAATATAATATAGAATATAATAATAATATAAATGATAATATGGATGATTGTAATATAAATTGTGACAAATTTATATTGCATATAAAAAAATGTAAAAAGTGTCGTAATAAAATAAAAAAATATTTTAAATCCAATATGAATGATTTATTATATACATTAATAGAAGAAAACAAAGATATTATTATAATAATATTAATAACAATATTTATATTATTATTTATTAACTTGGTAAATAATATAACAAAAAATTAAATTATAAATAAAATGTATTATTAATATTATTTTCAATATTATTTTCAATATATAATTTATTAAAATTAACTAATAATAAATTATCATTATTATTATTATTTAATGGTATAATTTCATTACAATCATTATTAAAACTTGCTTTACTTTTGACTTCATCAAATTGTTTATTAAATTCTTCATTATTTTTAACATTAATTTTATCAATAGTATTAAAAATAATTTCACGAGATTTTTTTAAATTATTTAAATAATCATTATCAATTAATAAAATTTCATTATTATTATTATAATTATGAAATTTATTTAATGAATCATTAATTTTATTAAAATTAACAAGTGCTTCATCTTTATTATAATCATAATAATTATTACTTTCATTATTAAAATTTTTTTTTAATTCATTATAATCTTTATGTTTATCAATTAAATATAAATCATATTCTTTTCTTTTATCAATATTTAATAAAATTTCATTAGCTAATATAATATGATTATATATTTTATCTTCTAATTTAGAATTTTTATCTGGATGAAAAAATTTTAATAATTTAATAATTTTTTTTTTAATGTTTTTTTCATTTTCATTAAAATCACAATTAACAATTGTATATAAATTATATTCTAAATCATCGTAATTCATATAATAATTTTAATAAATTATATTTTTAAATATTAATTAACATAATTTTCTTGTATAAAATTTAGTAAACTTTCTTTAGATCTATTATTTGAATATTTTTTAATATTTCCATTATATTCATATATAACAGTAGGTAATCCTTGTATATTATATTTATTACACATTTCTTGTTGTTCATCACATAATATACTATGTGTTTTTATATTAAATTTATATTTAGATTTTGTTTTTTCAATTTCTTTTTGGAAATCTTCCCATATAGGTTTAAAATTTACAGAATGAGGACACCAATTAGCATAAAAATTATAAATATTAAGTTGATTAGTAGAATTAATATTTTCAGGTGCGTCAGTAATATTATAGACTTTTTCAATATAATTTTTCATATCAGTAATATTTAAAAAGTTTTCTTTATTGATTTCATTATCACAACAAATATAACAAGATTTAAAAATAATGATAAATAATATTATTATTATTATAGTCCATAAAGGAATGCCGAAACTATTTTTACAATACATATTAGTTATATATAATATATTAGATAAAAAATATAAAAAGTTTTATATATAAAAATATTTAAAATTTTTTTTCTATGTTAAATATATATATATAAATAATATATGTTAAAATCAATACATAGATATCAAACTTATATTAAAGTATTTAATCATGAAAATGACCCTAGAGTTAATTTATTTTTAGATGCATTATATGATATTTCAATAGCAAATATGAAAGCTAATAATAGAAAAAAATTAGAATATAGTGATATTTACTTCAAAAATCCAACTATTGATAGCTCTTTATCTTCATTTAATAATTTAGAAATGTTAGATAAAGATTCACAATATGAACAATTATTAATTAAAGCAGAACCATTTATACAAGAAAATTTTTCAACACCTGATACTACTCATGTAGAATTAAGTTTAAATCCTTTTGTTGAATCACAAAGCACTAATATTCATTCTGAATGGGTAACTTTCTTTGGTAATTTATTAATAAGATGTCATAATAGAGGTTCAAGTGAAAAAATACCTGAAGTATTTACTAAATATGAAAATATTGAAGCATATTTATATTCTGATAAAGAACACGATATATTTAAAGAATATGTTTTACCACACAAATATATTTCTGATGTTTTAAAAGTTATTAAAATGATTGATCCAGCTTCAACTGATTATGATGGAGATTCTGGAATATGCCGTTTTATGCAACTTTTATTAATAAAAATAATGAAATTAGGAACTGATGATAAATATACTATATCAAATTTAGAAAATTATGATTTTCAAAATCTTAATCATGAAACACCTGTAACACATAAAAATTTTAATAATATTAGTTTAACACAATTTAAAGATGTAAGTACTTTTTGTTTTTATGATATGTATACAATATATTCTCGTTTAGGTTTAGGAAACTTTTTTAGTAATTATTATGCCAAAGGTGCTAATAGAAAATTAAAATATTATGATTGTATTAATGCTGGTTTTGGTATTATAGTTTATGGTAATTCTTCATTAATTAGTAAAACTAATTATACCAGTGAAAATCAATTCGTACCTGTATTCAGTACTATCGGTATAAAATTAAAAGAAGGAATTTCTCCTATAAAAGGCGATCCTACACAAGTAGATGCTAATACACAAAATGCATTAGTTTTAAATAAAACTAATGACACTGGTTTTAAAAGTGTTATGTATCATTATGATAAACTTCATGATGTCGCAGAATTAAGTGAAAATGATGTTAAAAACGGATTAAAAGCATATGATTTAACTAAAATAGAATTAGTTACTAAATCAAAAGATAATTTATTTGAATATTTAGATAATTTTGATTTACATCATGTTGTACGTGAACAATCTGGTAATGAAATATGTAAAACTAAATTTAAATTTGAAAAAATAGATAGTGTTAAAGAATTTGATATTTTAGATACTCATCCATTATGCAGCAGTATATTTGGAAAAATAGATGATTTAAAATTATCATCAGATGATATTCCTGAATATCATGTAAGTTCTTCATATATACATAAAAATATATTTATTCACACATTTTTAGATTATTTAATGGTAACATATATTTTATTAAAAAATTCTAGTAAAACTAAAGTAAATAATATTTATACAAAAAATGTTGAAAAATATTTAGAACATGTTAAATCTTTAATTGAAGGATTAACAAATAATACATTTAAAACAGGTATGTCTTTTATTACTCAATCTGTTAATCAAATAGCTTTATCTAATAAATTAAAATTAGGTTTAGCTAAAAAACAAAACTTAGGTTGTAAGATTGAAATTGGTAAAGCAAATAATATAGATCATGTGTTTTCTTATGGTAATTCTGAAACATCTAAAGTAATACATTTAATTCAAGCATCTAGTTTATTATCATCAAATTCAAAATTTAAAGAACATTCTCCTGCAGAATACAAAAAGTTAAAAAAGGAAATTAAATTCCAAAAAGATTTAGCAAATAGTTTTAATCATTTATTTAAGTTAAGTTCTGAAAATTATAATAGTTTAAATTTATCTGATAATGATAAACAAATATATAATGATCCAATTGAAAATATTCGTTATTTAAAATCTGATTATAGTTTAAAAATTAAAAATAATTCAGAATGGGGCAATTATACTTTTTATCAAAAGAAATCAAAAATTAAAAATTCTGATGAGTTTATTAATGAAAAATTAACGCCAAAAGAAGAGGCATGGTGTGATAAATATGATCCTGTTAATGCACAAGAATTATTTCATTCCGATGACAATATATTATTATTTAATTTAATTGAATCTGATGGTATATTTTTACGTAATGAATTATTAAGTGTTGATAATAATATTTATTCAATACTAACTGACAAAAATGGAAAGAAATGTGACAATATTAAAAATTTATCCTCTTATTCATCTGGACAATATGGATTTAAAAAGAATAAAAATTATCATGGTTTAAATAATGAGTTTTTCATTGGTGGTGGTAAGTCAGATGTAATTGATTATTTTGAGATTAGAACTATTACACAAAAACTACATCGGCAATTAAGTTTAGATGAATATAAATTTGGTATTGAAACAAAAAATTTACATATAAGTAATATAACTAAATCAAAAGATGAATATGATAAATATAAAACTGATTATTCAACAAGTTTAAGTAAACTTAAAAAATTATATGAATCCACAAATGATAAAACTGAAGACTATGATTCTTCAAAATTATATAAAGAAATTAAGTTTAACATTTTTAAAAATGATCCTGGTATAAAAGCCGAAGATAAATATGCATTAGAAAATTTAATTAATTCTCGCATTAAAATATATACTTTATCACATTATAATCCAGAAAAAAATTTTAAGGTTACTAAAAATGATAATACTAAATTATTAGATTATGATAACAAAATTGTATTAGTTGTTTATTTTGCATTTAAATTAATGCAATTGTTAAATTTAGGTTATTTATCAACCAAACAAAAAACAGTTCCAACTGGAGATGATATTGAACTAGAATGGAATAAATTAACACTAAATAATATTAAAAACAAAACAGTAGAATTAAGTGATGGAATTGACATGTGTAAGCAGGAAAACGGTGTTAATGATGATATATATGGATCTTTAACATCAATATTATCAAACATAACAATAACTCGTCCGTCTGTAAATATAAATAAAAGCACATTAACATTTCAACTAGGTCAAAATGTGGGTGAGCATGTAAATCGTGCTGGTGCTAATCCTGAAATTAACTATGATAATTATAAAGATAATAAAACAGTATCAGATACAAGTACTGCACTTACTGCTGCTGCTGCTGCTCTTGCTGCTGGTGCTGGTGCTGGTGCTGCTGCTGGTCTAATAGCACAAGAACAAAATATTATAAATGATACTGTTAATTTAACACATTCCAGCTTTTTAACATGGGTATATCATGTCAGTCTTGCAAGAGAGTTATTAAATAAAGTCGTAAACATAAAAATTAATGGAAAAAATCGCATTAAAGAAAGAGCAGAGAATAAAACTCTAACTGATAATATATTTGAAAGATTAATATTAAATGGTACAGATGATAAAGCTTCATCATATGAAGTAATAATAGGATTTCATGCATTATTGTATTTTTATTATGGTAAATTTTCTGTCTTTTTAGATAATGCCGACATGAATAATATAACTTTTGCAAACAATAATATTGCTGATAAATTTAAATATGTGACTTCAAATCCATATATAAATTATAAAGAAGGTTTACATGATTTTAAACCATCACAATTACCATTATTTTTTAATGGTATATTACATTTACCAACACCAGATTTTTCAATAAATGATAGTTATGCAATTGAAATTGACAGTGTTTTTTCGTCTGAGGAGGGTGTGTTTATTAGTAGTATTTATAATATACCAAACCATTATGCTAAACTTGCACTTTTTGCAGGTGTGAAATTGAAAGAAGTTAACATTACTAAACTTCCTTTTTATAATTTTAATTTTAATATAACCGCTAGGGATAGGGATACATATTGTGTTATAGATGTACCTAACAATACGTCTACTTTATCTGCAGATATTGTTAAAGCAATAGACTATGCACATGTTTGTGCTACTTTTGATAATAATAAACTTTCTGACTGTAAAGCTGAAGCTGTTACGTACATTAATAGTTTAACAGGCGGACCCGCAGCGATAGCAGTAGTAACCGCAGCTAATGCTGCAATTACTGCTTTTGTAGGTGGTCTTGCTGGTGTTATTGCTGCTGGTGCTGCTGGTTATCCTGTTCCTGTTACTAATGCACGAACAGCATTAGCAGCAGCAGCAGCAGCAGCACCACCACCACCATGTTCAGGTGCTTTTTATGGTAATACAGATGTTGATGGATTAAGAACAATTATCAATGCTGCTAGAAGTATTCGCGAAATTTATGAAATATTATATACAGGCGTACCAATTGAGGAATTTGCACAAATAAATGCAGCAGGTATAACTGCCCATTATAGGGCTGTTGTGCCAGGAGCCCCCGCAATAAAACCTAACTTAAGAGGAATATTCGATGGTACTGGCAATTTACCTTTATTCAGAAACTTTGTAGATTTACCTGCTGGCTTAAATACTTGTTTTACTAATTATTTGTCATGGGATGAAGCTAATGGTAACCAGGCCAAAAATATTAATGACGTGTTTATCGTTCCACCTATACCCGATCAAAACCAACACCAAATGGAGGCCATCAGAGAATATGAATTAATTATTACTAAAAATTCTGTACCTAAAAGCACAGATTATTTATTGGGTTTAATGGATACATATTTAATTACCCCCCCTGGCCCTGCCCGTGGCCCTGCCCCTGTACTACCAATTACTCCTCCAGATATTTTAAATAATTACATTAATGATAATAGTTCATTATATGCTATAAGTAGTGTAATCCACGATATTGACGCTGTGCAAGGTGGTTCAAGTCCATACTCAGAAAAACTGTTACAAGCAAATGGAGAGGGTAATATTATTAAAGCAATACGTCGACAAGAAATATATATTCCATCTCTTGCTGCCACAAGAAAAATATGCTTATATGCATTATTTAAAAAAATAGACAGAGACCATAATAATAACGAAGAAACTAAAAATAAATGTTATTTTGATATTATTAATTGGTTACGTAGTAGTTATATTTCAGAAAATTATATTATTCCTATACAAACTTGTACGCAAATTTTTGAATCCAGTAAATCATTTAATCAATTCAAAATAGAAAACCTACCAAATGTACAAAATGATCCTGTAATAAGAGAAATACAAAGTAAAAGTAAATATTTTAAGAAATTAAATGGTGTAAATTTAAACAATATAAAAATGGTATATAGTTTATTTAAAACAAATGAAGATATGGACAGGGTTGTTGTAGAAGTTGATAGACAAGTTAATGATGTAGAGACTGCGGCTGCGGGTGCTATTGCAGCCGCAGCACGAGGAATAGCAAGAAGTAATCTAAGAAAAATCACTATTACACCTACACATGATAAATTTAATATACTTAGAAGTAAACTAGTGTATAATACTTATTTTGGTACAGCTATAAATATAATATATACAAAATCAAATGGTAATCTTGAAACTAATAACCTATCATTATTAACAAATTCTACAAGTAGAATTAATAAGTTATATGGTTACAATAATAATAATAATATATATAATAATACATTTGATAATAAAAGAACTGCAGATGCAGTTGGATTACATAGTAAAAATCATATATTAAAAGGTGTTGTATTAGATTACATTAAAGATGTGACCTTAAAACATGAATTTGAATTTGACCAGGCTTCACCACAATTATCATTTAATGATACTGATCCAGAATATGAAAACTATTCACAATTATTTCAGTTTTCAGATGATGTACAAGTTAGTTCTGAATTTTCAAATAGTAAATTTAATAATAAAAAAGATAAAATCATAAGTTTAATATCAAGAAAATATGATAATAAAGTATCAGAAGTTAATAAAGTAGTAATGTTATTTGGTATATTATTATGTGATATCAACAAGGAAATAAATGAAATAATTGAAATTATTATTAAATTAGAACAAAAATATAAATCTGCTACAACACAACAAGACAAAAATAGTACTTTATATTCTCTTGCAGCATTATATGGTGTTAATTTTGTTCCATTAATGTATGTTTTTAATAACTTGCTGCCTGCTCCTGCTGCTCCTGCTGCTCCTGCTGCTCCTGCTGCTCCACAATTTGTATATAGTTTTGATAAAAGTATTAATGACAATTTTAATAATCAAATATTATCAACTCGTAATTACCAAGTTTATCCCACATTATTATATGGTAAGTATAATGATAAAAATGAAGTGATACGTGATGCTCCTTTAAGACAACGGAATATTGATGAAATAAATAATGCACCGACATTAAAAAATTTTGGTAAATTATGTATTATACACTGTAATTTTGTTAATCCGTTTAGTACTGAAGAATTTACATATAACAACTTTTTAACTAATAAAACATATAGATCAAATATATTAGAATACAATAAATTTATGTCATTATTTGACACAAAAATTAATATTAATGATAAGGCTATGAATGAAATAAATGAATTTAATGGTAGTGTAAATGATAATATAATAATGGACACTGAATATAAAAAATATATTATATTAGATATAATAAAATCATTTAATATATCACAAGATAAAAATACATATATTAGTGAAGTAATTGACAATATTTGCAATGCATTAGAAATGAAAAAAGAAAGTTATGATAATTCAATATTTGATTATATTAATAGAGATAGTATATTAGTTCCTGAAGAATATAGAGCAGAATGCAATAATAAAGGTACAATGAAAGAATTAGTAGATTACATACAGAGTTTAAGTGGTGGTGGAACAGGATCAATTCAAGACTATTTTAATAAAAACAAAAAATATTTTTCAAATAAATTAAAACCTGACCGTATATCTCCATTTATTGGTTCATCAGCATTATCAAATTTAAAATCTAATGATATATTTACAAAAATATCAAATTTACCATTTGTATCTGGACAAATAATATTTACAATGATGTTTGTGCAATCAATATATCAAATATTAGGAGGAAATAATCAAGATTTCATAAATTGTGATTTTTCACCATGTTTTTATAATTATGGACATTTAAGCTATGATAAAAATATAGAAAATTATGTACCACGTATTCCATACTCAAAAAATGGATTTAAATTACCACCAATTTCAGAAACTAATAATAATAATATATTTAAATTAAAACAACAATCAATTGATTATATGTTAAACATGTTAGAAGAAATATGCAAAAATACAAATTGGATTTTAACAGAAGGACAAGAAAGACCAGATACAATAGAATTAGTGAACTTTTTAAATAAACAAACTGTAGAGGTTGAATATGATTTAAATAATAGTTATGTTAAAAAATGTGTAGAGAGTAATATACCAATAATAACAAATAGTGAATATAAAGATTCAGATAATAAAAAAGCTAAAATACCTGCATTATTTAAACTATTAAATAATTCATTAAAATCAGAGGAACTTCATAAAGTATCAAAAGCATTAGTTGAAACATTTGCTAGTAGTCCATATATAAGAGAAGTTAAAAAATATAAAATACCATCAAGCTTTGATACATTTAATGAAGTTGAAGAATCATTAATAGTATTAGAATATAGTGAAGATAAACCTTATTTTATATTTAACAAAAATGAAATAAGACTGGAACGTTTAAATCGTTCCAATTTAGGTTGGAGTACATTAAATCAAATACCAAAAGAGGAAGTATTTAATAATAGACGTACTGGTTTATCAAAAAATAGTGATCTTGGATATTTCTTCCCTTTAACACAACAATCAAAAGTACTAGGAAATGTATATAATTTCCCACAATTACAAGTTACATTAGAAAGTCAAAATGTAGTAAAAGAAAATGATAAAGATAAAGAAGATAAAGAAGATAAAAATAAAGATAACATAATAATAAAATATTTAAAAACTATTGATAATAATTTACAAACTGAATCAGTTAAATTATTAAAAGACAAGTATAAAAATGTGTATAAAAATAATAAATTCCAAAAAATAGACACACCAGATAATTTAATAAAATTATTAAATACAAATTTAAGATTAGAAACACTATCCGGTGATGCATTAATTGAGTTATTATCAAATAATAATTACATACGTATAGAAAAAGACACAGCACCACCATCATTTACAAATGAAAGTAAAGATAATAAAGATATATTTACATTAAATGTAACTGACATTACAGATATAAGTAAAAATAAATTAGAAAAATATATTGTTCAGTCCAAAGAAACAGAAGAAGAATCTGATAATTCTAAGTATGAGAAAGTAGAAGTGGTAAATGCTAATGGAGAAGTATTACAAATAAATCTAAAAATATCAAATACATTAGAAAGTTATAAAAAAGGATCAAATGACTTTGAAGTAGTATCACGTAAGAATTTATATAATAGTAATAATATTAGTTATTCAAATGTTCCAAATGGTATAAATGTGGAAGAAATAAAAGTTAAAGAATTACATGTTATAAATAAAAAAGCATCTAATTTATTAAAACAAGTATTATTTTATGATTTCATGAATTATTGTGAAAGTTTAACACCATCAACACATGAAATATTTGGTTATAATATTGCAAAATACACAGCTAAAAAATTAGATGATATGGAACAAGAAGTAAAGAAAGCACCAGAAGCAGAACCATTATCAGAGTCATTCTTAGAATCATTAGGATTAAAAGTAGATTCAACAGGAATAGAATATGAAGATTTTTACATACGTGCAGAAGAGAAAATCCATGCGCATGCAGATGGAACATTAGGATATATGGAAAATGGAAAATTCGTATCAGTACATTCTGAAGAACATTTAAAGAAAACAGAACATAATTTTAAAACATGTAGACAAACAAATATAGTAGACGATGGAAGTAAAATAACTTGTTCAAACTTTTTACAAAATTGCATACAAAATAATGATAAGAACTTAAAAGGATGTAAAGAATTTATGCAAAGTTCTAAATTTTGGTCAAGTGTAAAGAAGGACTTTAAAGAAACAAATCCGAAAACATTAATATTAATATTAAAAGCATTTGGATTTGTATCATATTATAGTGATAAATTAAAATTAAAAATGTATGAAGATTATGACTCATGGATATCACGATTATCATCACAAGTAAAACAGAAAGATTTTGATTTAACAGTAGAAGAATTCAATAAAATAAAACAAAATGATAATTTACGTGTATATTTATCAGGAATAATAAATAAAGTAAATAGAAATCCTGCAATATTAAATGAGAATTATAAAGGAAAATTAAAAATATCTGGTAAAATGGATGAGAAATATAATTTACCATATTATGTATCTTCAAATAAAGAACCTGAAACTGTTCGTACAGTGATATTAGCAGCACGAAAACAATATGACATAACTCATAGACATTTAATGGAATTTGCACGACTTGTAACCACTGGAATGAAACGTAAAATACAATTAGGAGGTGGTGGAAATGATAAATCAATAATTACAACAGGTCCAATATTAGAAGCAATATTTAAAAATACAATAAGTAATTTAAATAAATTAAATAAAGACATAGATCCAAATGAAAAAGCACAGATATTTAAAATGATAGAAAATATTAAAAAGACAGAAGTACATATAAAATCATTATTAAAATATATGTCAAATTACATAAAATTATATGATTCACTGCCACAAGACAGTGAGAAACAATTAAATATGAGTACATTAACAAGTTTAGTAGATAAATACAAAAATAAAGTGGATAGATTATATCCAAAACAAATAAGTTTAAGTAAAATATTTGAAGAATTAATGGAAAATTTGAGAAAACAATCAGGAGAAAGTGCACCACAAATAGATAATGTAGTAGATGTGGATATAAAAGCTTTAAAATTATAAAATATATAAATAAATAATATAAATAAATATAATGCCAATAGGAGAATTAATATTAGTATCAATAGGAAAAGAAAATATATATTTATCATTAGATCCAAATATAACATATTTTAAAATAGCATATAAACGTCATACAAATTATTCAATAGAACCAATACCACAATATTTTAAATCAACACCAAATTTTGGTAGAAGATGTACAATAAACATAAATAAAAATGCAGATTTACTAGGAATGTCATATTTATGTGTAGAATTACCAACAATACAACCAGAAAATTTTATATCAATATCAAATAAAATAAAAACATTTGCATGGGTAGAGAAAATAGGTTTAGTATTAATAAATTTTATAGAATTTGAAATTGGAGGAATAATAATAGATAGACATTATGGAGATTGGATAAATATATGGTATGAATTAATAAACACAGAAGGATTGCGTAAAAGTTATAATAAAATGATAGGAAACATACCAGAACTAACATCATATAGTAAAAAGAAAAATAGTTATAAACTATATATTCCATTATGTTTTTCATTTTGTTTAGATACGGGTATAGCATTACCATTAATAGCATTATTTAATAATGATATAAAAATACATATAGATTTTAATGATGTAAATTTATGTTATAAGTATTCACCAACACATTATATAACGGTTGATAATAATTATTGTTTACTAAAACCAAACGAGAAATTTTATCAAATATATCAAAATAATAAAATAATAGGAGAGTTTATATATTTTGATATATTAACACAAAGGTTATATTATAATGAAATAAAAGGTAAATTTAATATACCATTATTAAATAATGATATAAATTATAAATTATATGGTGAAATAACTAAATTTGAATTAAATATTAAAATAAATTCAATAATTGTTAATGATGATGATTTTTTTAAATATAATAAACCATCATTATTAAATGCATTTTTATTAGTAAATTTTATATATTTAGACAATTATGAGAGATCACAATTTTTAAATAATTCACATGAATATATAATACCAATTGTAGAAACTTTATCAGATCAAATAATATATTCCAACAATATAACATATAAATTACCATTTAAAAATCCAGTAAAAATGTTAATATGGCGTTGTATATTACAACATAATATAAATAATAATAATATATTTAATTATACATTATATCCGTATGAAGAAAATAATAATATAATAAGTAAAAACTTATTAATATGTAATTCAGTAAATAGAATGAATTTAGAAAGTTCAGAATATTATACAATATTACAAAAATATCAATATAACTTATATAATAAGCAAAAAGGAATATATATATATTCTTTTTGTTTATATCCGAAAGATTTGCATCCATCAGGAACAATAAATTTCAGTAAATTAAATGATGCATATTTACAATTATCAATTAATAAAAATATAAATTATCAAAATCCAGCAATTTTGAGATGTTATAGTGTTCAATATATATTATTAAAAATAAATTTAGGAATAGCAGTTTTAGATTATTAATTAATCCATGCTAAACTACACATACCACTCATAATACGTAATATATTATATTCTTTAATAATAATTTTTAATATATATGGTTCATTATTAACTAACTCATTTGATTCAATAATAAATGTTGTATCATCAAAATATGAAAAATTCAAATGTCCAGAATATTGTAATTCATTAGGATATAATGAAAATGAATAAGTATAATATCCAATTGGTAAAGAGTTATTAAATTTTTGATATGGAACAAGAGAATTATAATATAACCAATTTTTTTTACTTAATAAGTCATGTCCATTAATTTTAATATTAATATATTCAATAGGTGAAATTTCATTAATAATTTTATTATTTTTATATATATATTTAATATAATATATAATAAAGTTATTTTTTTTATTATCATTTAAATTTTGTAAAAATTTATCTTCAATATACATAATATATTTAAGTAATTCATAATCAATAATATTATTTAAATTTAATTTTAAATTATTAGTAATTCTAATAATTCTATTATTATTTTTATTTTTATTAAAAATATTTAATTCATTATTAATATTTTTAATAATATCCAAATCTTCAACATATTTGCTTTTATCATTATTATTAATAATATTATTATAATAATTTAAGGCATTTAAATATCTTTTATATTTATTATCATAATTTTCAATAAAAGTTTGATAGCATTTTAAATTAGTATTAATAATTTCGGTAATAAAATATATATCTTTAATTAATCCTGAAAATTTTTTTGATATAATTGTTTGAATATTATTAATATAATCATAAGAGTAATTAATATATCTTTCAATAATATATTCATGATTATATGTACCAAATAAATATCTTTCATTACTATCTAATAAAATAGTATCACTAATTAAAAATAATTTTATATATGTATCATTAGTAAAACTATAATTATTAGATAAGTTATTAGATATAATTTCAGTAATATTATTAATTTTATATTTAATTTTCAATTCAGTATTATTTAATGATATTAATGGTAATGCTAAAGTAGATTTATTATTAAACCAAAAAATTAAAGGAATATAACATACCCATTTATTATTTGTATATTTAATTTTAATTAATTTATCAAACATTTTTTGTTGTTCTTTAGTTAAATTTAAGTTATAATAAATATTAAATATATCTTTATTAATTTCTTCAATTAATTGTTCACCAATATAAAATTTAATATAATTAAAAATATTTAATGTATCAATAAAAATTGGTTTTTCAGTTATAATTTCAGATATATTATAATTAATATTATTTTTTTTCATAGAATCAGATAATATAAAATTATTATTATAAAAAAGATTATAAATTTCATATCCTTCATTACTAACTAAATAATAATTATTTAATTTATAAAATGTATCAGTAAAAATTTTAGGATCTAAAATATAATAATAATTATTAACTTCATCTTCCATAAATACTTCTATTTCATTTAATTGTATTTGTTTATAAAAATCAGCATTTTGTAATGATTTTTGATAATATTGTATAGATGTAATATTATAACTATTTGAATTATTAAAATTATATGTATAATTAAAATATAAATTTAATTTTTCATTAATTGATATTAATAAATATTTATTTGTTCCTTCTATTAATCTATCAAATATTTTACCAACTAATACTTTATTAATTGTTTTTAAAAATATAGGCATTGTATATGAATAACCAATATTATTAAAAATAAATAATGATTCAACTTCATTATCATTAATTAATAACTTATATAAATATATATCAAATTCATAATTTATTCCTGTATATGGTATAATATAAAATTTATAATTAATATTATATTGAAATGGATAATCAAATGTTATTTTAACTTTTTTATTTAATTTAGGTTTATAAAAAATATTATCTGTTTCTTTATACAATTGTGCAAAAGTAAAAGATGATGAAATAATATTAGAAAAGTTAATAATAATATTATTGTTATCAAATTTAAAGTTAGATATAACAATATCATTAATGGTATAATAATATTTTGTATTATTACTATAAACAAAGTCATTAGGTAAACTAAAAGATAAAATATTATTAATATAACTAAATAAAGTAATAGTCCATATATTTTTATAAATAATATTATAAGAAGATATATTATAATTAGATGTAAAATAAATAAAAGTATTAAATAAATTTGTTTCAAATAATGTTGTAGTATCAATAATATTATTATCAATAGTATTATATAAATAAATGACAGTATTAATTGTTTTAGGTAATATAATATTAAAAATATATTTATAAATATTTAAAGATAAAATAGAATTAACTTTATTTAATAATGATTCACCAAGTCTTTTAGTATGAATTAAATATTCCCAAGATTTAATAAATTTATTAATATTAATATTAGATAAAATTTGTGTTTGTTGTGTACTAATATTAGAATATAAAGTTTGATTTAACACATATTTTTTATAATTAATAATATAATTAATTTTAACATAATCAATAAATGAAAAGTAGAAAATAATATTATCATTCCCAGTAGATTTTATATTAAATGGTATAACTTTTTCATTACTTTGTGGATCAAAAATAACAAACTCATAAGGAATAACAGTATTATAATAAATATATTGTATATATTTATCTTCATTAAAAACATTATCTAATTTAACATTATAAATGCTGGTAAATAGATTGGTAATATAAACAGGATTAATAATATTTATAATTTCAATAGTATTGTTTTGTAGTTTTGTATTATTAATAATATAATAATTATTATTTAGTGAATCAATTAATAATAAAAACAATGTATTATTATAATTTACAAATGTTTTATTTTGAACAAAAATAATATTTGTTGTAAATATTAAATATTGTTTATTATCAATAAAATAAATTTTTTCTATATTATATTGTTCTTTTATTTCAAATGTAATAGAAGTATTTAATGGTATAATATTTAAATAAATATTATTTAAAAAGTTAAAAAATTCAAGTTCTTTATTATCATTAATAGATTTAATATAAATATCATAAAAATTGGAAAATAAAATATAATTAATAGGAATATTAATAATTAATGAGTTAGTGTAAATATCTTTTTTATCAATATATAATTTAATATTTTTATAATAAATATTGTTAATTTTATTAATATTAACATTAAAAAAAACTACATTAAACATAATACCTAATTCATTAAAATCTAAAATATTATATTTTTTACTTTGTTTAATAACAATGTTATCATATTCAGTAATATTATGTTTAGATTTAAATTCTAATTTATTATTAAATAATAATGGATTATTAATAACAATATCATTAGAAATATTGATACCATTTAAAAAATCAATATTATATGTAACATTTGATGTTATACTATTAGATTTAAATTTAATATTAAATTCATATTGTAAGTCAGTAATTAATTTATATTTAATAATTTGAGGATAAATTAAATTAGGTGTATGATGATATAAATTTGAAATATAAATATCAGATAATTTAATTTTAAAAGTATTATAAACAAAATTGCTATTTACAAAATATAAAGATGAATATAAGTTATTAGTAATTAAGTAGTTATCATTTTGTAAAACAATATTATTAATTGAAGTATCATTAAAAATATTATATTTAATATTAAAATTATTAATTAATATTTTTAGTACATTATTAAATGATTGTTCAGATATATTTTCATTAACAACAATAAGTTCATTATATAAATTAATATATTCAAGACCTAAATTATATAAATATCTTAATAATTTATTAATATTAATTCCAAATATGGAAGTTTTATTATAATTAATCCAATTATTAATTTCATTATTAATATTAATTAAATTATCATTAGATCTATAAACAATATCATTATTAAAAGTGAATTCATTTGTAATATAATATGATACTTCTAAATCATTATTAACATTTATATATTCGGGTTCAGTATCATTATTAAAAATAATATGTTTACCATTAAAGTATGCAGTATAAAAACCATGAAATAGTAAAAAATTATTAATATTATCTTTAACATTAAAGAAAAAGAAAGGATTATTTAACCATTTATTAATATTATTAAATATGATATTTTCAATATTTTTTAATTGATAATAATTATTTTTTCTTATTTCATTTGAATTAATATTAATTAAAAATTGTTTTAACATTAATAATTCATTATTAGTAATATATTTATAATTATCATTATAAACATAAAGAATATTATTATTATGCCATTTAATTCCAAAATTATTGACAAGTGACATGAGTGAATTAATTTTATTTACACTATTAATAAGTGACCAATTATTCCATGGTTTAATATAATTATATAAAATTTCAACATTAATTTTAGAATTATTAATAAAATTAAGTCTAAACTTTTTAATATTATTAAATAAATTTACATTATCAAAATAATAATTATTACTATTTTGTTTTTGTATATAAATATCAACTGTTTCATAATTTGTTTTTAATTCTAAATTATAAATAATATTATTTAATAAAACATAATATTCATTAATATTAATATTATATGCAGCTTCATAAATACTATTAAATTTATAATAATTAAGATCTAATATTAAATTAATATTTTGTGTATTATCATTTAATTTATAAGTATATTTATAAATATTTTTGTCATTATATCTTAAAAAAAGTAAATTAAATTTAATAAATTCATTTTTATAATTATTATAATTAATAATATAATTAATATTATTATCATTAATTAATAAATTAGTTTTTTTAGTATAATTATTAATAGTACTAATAATATAATTATCATTAATAGTATAAATAAATATAGTATCACTTAAAATATAATTATTAGATAATATATAATATTTATTATTTTCATACAATAATGAAATATATTTATCAAGATTATTAAAATCTAAATATATTTTATCATAATAATTATTAAAATTATTTTTAAAAATAATTTCTTGTTTATAAAGATTGTTATTTAATAATGTAAAATTAGATGTAATAGTTATTTCATATTTATTAATAATTTTAACATTTGTATAATCAATATTTAAAATATTTTTAATTTCATAAATATTTAAATCTAAATAAATAAATTCAAAATTAAAATTAATTTTAATAGGAATAATTTTATCTAAATAAAAAATATTATTAATATCAATACTACTATATACTTTAATTTTATTTAAATTAATAATTTTACATAAATGAATTATAATATTTTCTTCTTTAGTATATTCTAATAATAAGTGATATGTATTAATAATAGTATCAATATTAAATATATTTTTATTTTTAATATCAATAGTAACATTATTATAAAAATGAATAATATCATAATTATTATTTTTAAAATAAGAGTTAAAATTAACATTAAAATTTTCAAAAGGATTATTTAATATATCAGTTAATAAGTTATCATTTTTATTATCAATATATTGATTACTATTTGGAATAGTATCAATTAAATAATAATTATTGCTATTATTTTTTGTTCTATAAATATAAATTGTAGTATAATTATCATAAAATATATTATTAAAAGTAACTTGTGAATTGTTTTCAATATTAATTAATATAGGGTTAGAATAAATATAAGTATAACTAAAAGAATTATAATATTTAAATATGTAATAGTATATACCAGAATTAATATTACCATTTGAAAATGTAATAATTGAATTTAGTGTTAAAGTATTATATTTATTAATTAAGTAGTCATCTATTATATTATCATTAAATGAATTTGTATTAATATCTAATATAATTAATTCATAAAAATTATTATCATTAATTTTATTTCTATATATTTTAATTTTATTATAATTATTGTTATTAATAATATTTGAAAAGTTTAATGTAATATTAGTAAAATTAATTAATGAAATAGTATATGTTTTAGATAATATACTTTCATAATTACCATTAGTATTATATAATGAAAATTTATAATTATATGATATTAAATTATTTTCTTCAACAAATATTAATTGATCATTAGATAAATAATAAGAAACAATATTAATATTTGAATTATTTTTATTATAATCAATTGTATTCATTTGATAATTATAATTTAATTTATGAAATGTATAATAATTATATTTATTATTATAATTAGGAGAACAAATTATATTACATTTAATTTCATTATTATAATATTTAGTAATAACTTGGTCAGTTTCAATATAATATTGTTTAAATAATATATTATTAATTAAATTATATAAATTAATATTAATAAAATTATATGGTGTTATAAAATTATTTTTATGAATATGATAATTATTAATTGTATATACAATATTTTCATTAAATATAAAATTTGATGGTAAATTAAAAGAAATGGAATTATTACTAACATTAAAATTATTAATAATATATTCATTATTATTAGATTTAATAATAATATTACAAAATAAATTATATATATTAATTGTTACAATATTATTATAAATATACTTATCAGAAATAATAATATTATTTGGTTTATTTTTAATATTAAATGATAATATATTATTTGTTAATGTAAAATCTGATAAATTTAACAATAAATTTATAGTAATAATTTTATATGGACTAATAAATAATTGATTATTAATTTCAAAATTATTAATATAATACTTAAATTGATTATTAAAAATAAAGTTATCAGGTAAATTAAATGTTAATATAGAGTTATTAAATAAATAATTAGATATAATCCATTTTTGATTATTATTATTAAATAATATAATAACAGTTAATAAATTATAAATATTATATGAAAATATATTTGATAATGGTAGGAAATTATTATTATCAATATTTAAATTATTAATATAATAAGAGTATTTATTTTCATTTTTAAAAATAAAGTCATTAGGTAAATCAAATATTATTAAATAATCATTTTTAATTTGAAATTTATTTATATTCCATGTTGTTTTTTGAACAAATTTAAGAGATGTAATATCAATATTATTATTTAAAGAAAATTTAGTAATTTGATTTTCATGTATAATATAATTACTAATATAATTAAAAGGTGTATTATATTCATTAAAATCATTTTGATATAAATAGATAATAGAATTATTATTTTTAGGTATAATAAAGTTAAATTTATAGATGTTGTTAATGTTATCAATATTAATTGAATTTAATAAATGAAAAATATAATATTTGGTATCATCTAATATAATATTAGTAATATAATTAATAACATTATTAATTTTAATTGGTTGTAAATAATATAAATCAAATGTGTTAAAATTTTTATAATTATTTAAAATTTTAATAGTATTTGTATTAATATTATAATTACCAGTAATTTCAATAGGATGTTTATTATTAAAATTTAAATTATAATAATCCAATGGTAATGTCATAGAATTAGTAAAATAGGGTATAATATTATTTTTTAAAACATATAAAAACTGATAATTTTCAGTAATAGTAGAAGTATTAAAAACAATAAATTTAAAAAGTTCAGTAGGATGGTTAGTTAATAAAACATGATTATTATAATTATTAATATTAATATTATTAACATAAATAATATCAAAAGGTAAATAAGGTATAATAACATCAATAAATAAATTATTAGAAATTAAATTTAAATTATCATTTAAGAAAATTTCATTATCGCGAATATTAATAATTTGATATATATTATTATTATAAATAATTCTATCAAAAATTTTTAGTTCTGTAAAATTATCAAATAAAAATAATTTAGAATTAGTATAATATAGTTTAATATTAATATAATCATAATCAAAAATAAAACAATTATTTATATTACAAGTAGTTAAAGCAATTATGAATTCATTATTTTTTTTATATAATGTTCCAGAATTAACAGTAATATTATTATAATATTTCATAATATTATTCATATTTAAATTGGATATTTTATTATTAGTTTCTAAATATGATCCTAATGAGTAATAACCATTATAATTATTATTTAAACTTTGTCCAGATTTTATAAGTTCTAATTCATAATTATTAGTATAAATATTAATTCCTTTAATAATAAAATAATTATCATCAATCATAATAATTTCATTATTTTCTAAAAATAAATATTCATATTTAACAATTTCATAAAGATTATCAAAAATATTATTAAGTATAATATTATTATAAACAAAATAAGGATAACATAAAGAATAATAAATAATTACATTTTCTTTAATAATATTATCAATAGATTTAATGGTATTATTATAAATAATATCAATATTATTATTATTATATAATAAAATGAAATAAATAATATTTTTAGTATTAATGTCATATTCATTAAATAAATAAATATTTGGTTTAATATTATTAATACTATTAAAGTTTAATTGTTTTATTACAATATTACTATTAATTTCATTATTTCTAATAGTATTATAATATTTATTACTAATAAATGTATTAAATAAAATATTTTTAATTTGTAATTTATCATTATTTAATTCTAAAATATCAGGTACAGAATTATAAAATGTATAATTAGAAGGAAATGGAATAAATGTATTATTATATGGTTCATGATAATTATTAAATATATTTAAATAAGTATTATAAATATTATCATTACTAGTAAAAACTAACCATACATAAATAATATTATTTTTAGTATTATTAAAAATTTTTAATAAATATATTTTTTCTTGAATATTAATAGTTTTTAATATTATATTATTTTGTGAATCAATTGTTATTAAATTAGATAAAGATTTAAAAATATCATTAGATTCAATATGTGCAATATTTAAATTAATACTAATAGAGTTAATTTTAAGAACGATTAATGATTTATAATATATATCATTATATTTAATTAAAATATTATTATTATTATTAGAAGAAAAAATAATAGGATAAATAACATTAATATTATATAAATTTGATTTAATAAAAATATAAGTAATTTCTTCATTAGTGCCAGATAATTCAATATTATTATTAATAAAATATTTAATATTATAATAATTTAAAATATATTTAGAGTTATAGTATAGATTATTAATATCATAAAATTTGGGTAAATTATCAAGAGTAGATAAAGATATTTTTTTATCAATAATATTTTCATAACAAAATATATTATATTTATTATCAATATATTGTTTAGCATTGGAATTAAAAATATTATTATTAATTAAATAAATTTTAAAAATATAACCTGAATTATTAATATAATAATTAATATGAAATGTTTCATGAACATAAATAACAGGACCGGATTTATAATAATATATTGTTTTTTTTCCATTATATTCTATTAAATAATAGGAATATTCAAATAATTTATTATTATTAATAATAACAATATAATTATTTATAATAATAGGATATGTAAGATTAATTTCAATTAATTCTAAATGATCAGAAGGATATAACCATGTATGATATATACCAAATGGTATTTGAGAAGAAGTAATTAAATTAATAGGTAAAACATAATTATTATAATATTTATCAATTAGTAATACATAAAAATTTTGTGGAAAATTATATAATACTTTAGTAAAATCATAGTTTTCATAATAATAATATAATTGAGAATTTTTAATAATAACAGGAGGGAAATTAGGATTATAAACAACATTTTGATAAAAAATATATTTATTTAATATAATATTAATATTATAAATATTATCAATATATAAATAAAATTTATTATTAAAACTAATAATATCGTGACTAGAAATATAAAAATTATAATTATAAAATGAATATTTAAATATATCTAATAATCCATAATCAATAATATTAATAAATAAATTTACTTTTTTAATAAAATCAATATTATATTTAAAAATTTTATTGCTAATATTCCACGAAGTATTATTATTATATATTTTTTGATAAATTATATGAGAATTATTAAAATTAATAATTTTTTCAGTGTATAAATAAATAATATTATCATTTATTTTACAATCATATATTTCATTATTAATATAAATTTTGCTATTAATTATTTTATATTCAATATCAATATCAGGAGTAATAATATTGATATTTGAAATATTATTTTCAAATTCAATAATTATTTTATATAAATATATATTTGATATTGAAGTAAAAACATATGGAGTGGTATATTCATTTAAAAATATTATATGAACTGGATTATATACTAATGTATTATTAATAACACCTTCAATATAATTAATAACATTATTATTAATAGTTTTGCTATTAATTTTATAAATTTTATTATTATCTAATTTAATAAAAGTGTTTTTTAAATCACCTAATAAAATATTTTGAAAGACAATATTATTTTGAATATTAATATTTAATAATCCAACATAATTAAATTTATTATTATTAAATAAATTATTGTTAGTGTCTTTAATATTAATATTATAAATATTATTTTCAATAACAGGAGATATTTTTGTATTAATTAATATTTGATTATTATTAAGAATATTATTATTAAATATTTTATTATTATTGACAATAATACATTCACAAGAAGTATCAATATTAGGAAATAATAAATTAATAGTAATATCAGAAGAGTAATCATAAAAATTATTTTTAATTTCTAAATTAATTTCATCAAAAGTTAAATATTTTTCAGTATAATTATTAGGTTCAGTAACATTAATATAATCACTATTATAATTAATATATTTTTTTTGATTTTTATAATATAAACTAATATTATTTAAATATTCAATTAAATAAATAGATATTTTAGAGTTTGCATTATATTCATTATAAATATTAGTTAAAATAAAAATGGTGTTAATATTAGTAATAGAATTTTTAATATTATAATTTTGATTTTCATCATTAAGATTAAATATATAATGTGAAATATTATAATAATCATTATTATTATAATTATAAATTGGTATATTTTTATTATTTAAAAAATCAAAAATATTATTTTTATCAACATTATTTAAAATTTTTTGTGTAGTAATACCAAAATTAGTAGCATTATTTAATAGTTCAGTAAAAATATTGATATATTTATTATTAATATTTTCAATTAAATTAATAATATTGGTATAATCTATATTAGAATTTATAATATATTCTAATTGATATATCATATCATCAATAAAATTATTAACAATATTATCAACATATATATTTCTTGTAAATAAATTATATAAATTAAATTCATCAAATCCAGGGTTAAATGTTAATTGTGATATATTTTTATCAATTTCTAATAATATTTTATTATTTAATAAATCTAATTTATAATATGGTGTATCTTTAATAAAAAATTGTTGTGTAGATATAGGTAATAAATATTCTGAATTTTCATCATCAAGAGTAATGATAGATGTTGTATTAATTTTAAAATTTACATTATAAAAATAAAGATAATTAACATTAAAATTTTTTTTAATATTATAAATATTATCAATAAGAAAATTAGTACCATTATTTTCCAATAATATGAATGGTTTATTAAAAATAAAATCAGTAAAGTCAGAAATATTTTTATCATTAATAAATTTATAATCAGTAGAATGACTAATTAAAGAATGTAAATTAGGAACGAAATTATTAACAGAAACTTTTAATATTTTATAATTAACATTATATTTATATAAATCAATTCTAGAAATATAAAAGAACAATTCATCATTTAATATTAAATTGTTATTAATTTCATTATCGGTTAAAGCATCATAATAATTAATAATATTAGTATTAATAAAAGTATTAATTAAATAATATGTATTGCTATTTTTCTTTGTTCTATATATTTTAATACCATTATAATTAGCATTTAATATATTAGGAAAATTATTAATTAAAATTTTATTATTATTAGATATATCATTAGAAAGTTCAATATTATAATTAATAGATATAATAGATTCAATGTTATTAATAGAATTAAAAAAAGATAATTTATATTTATATAAAATATTATTAGTATCAGATATTAATTTATTTAAATATGGATTATTATTATTTAAATCTTCAGAAATAGTAATATTTATATTATTAACAGTATCATCTAATAATATATTTATAATATCATCTTTTTTATTATCGGTATATGTAACAATATTAATATCTAATACATCTAATAAATAATATTTAGTGGGATTATTTTTATGTGTTCTATATATTTTAATATTAGTATATTTAGAATATTCAGTATTATTAGTATTTAATGGAAAATTATAAAATGTTAAATTACAATCTACATTTAAATTTTCTTCTCTAGGGTTTGAATAAACTGGTGGAACTAATTTATTAACATTATAATAATTAAATATATAATAATATTTTCCTGCTTGAATTAATCCAGGAACTTCAATTCTAGAATTAATATTTTCATTTTCATTAGAATATGGTATAAATCTTTTATTAATTAATAAATTATCAGAAATTATATCTTCATAATATGTGTTAGTAATATTAATACTATCAATAATATAATTATTAATAGTTTCATTTTGTTTAGTTCTATAAATATTAATTTTATTATATTTATCTTTATCAATAATATCAAGATTAGATAAATTAATAAATACTTTATTATTATTAAGTAAATTAATATTATAATTAACAGAAAATATAGTTTCTTCTAATGTATTAGTATTATAAAATGTAAATTTATAAATATGATTATTTTTATTAACTAAATAACCTAATAATATATCATTATTATAAATAACATTTAATTTAGTAGGAATTAATTTAATATTATCTTTATAATTATTATAATTAATTAAATAATATAAGTAATTACTTGTATAATCATTATTATTTAATAATTTAATTTTATTATTAATAAATTGAAAATCATTAATAAAATTATAAGATTTATTAATAATTTCAATATATATAGAACTAATATTAGTAAAGTTTTTAGGTAAATAAAAAGTTTCATTATTATTATTTAATAATACATAATTATTGTTTACATTATTAATTAATATTGGTATTTTTATTATTTTATTATTATTATAATTAACATTATTTACAATATTTGTATTAATAACATCTTTACCTAAATTATTATCTGCAATATTATCTATATATGTTAAAGTAACATTATCATTAATTGTTGTTAATAAATAAAAAGTATTTTCATTTTTTTTTGTTCTATAAATTTTTCTTTTTATTACATTTAAATTAGTTGATATTGGTAAATTTTCTAAATTAACAAATTGATTATCTAATAAATATATTTCTTTAAATTCACTAATGTCAGATTCATTGTTATTAATATCAATAAATGACACAGCATATAAATAATATCCTTTTTCAATATATAATAAATTATATTGATTAATAATATTAATAACATTTAATGTGAAAGTATTTAATGGTTTAATAATATTATTATAAATATATTCAATAGTTAAGATTTTAATATTATTAATTGTTTGATTATAAAAATCATTATCAATAATTATATAATTATTATCAATTTTATTAATATCAATTTCATTATTATATTTTTTTGTTAATAAATAATATTTATTAACAGTTATATTAGAGTAATTTAAATTATTATTATAAAATAGTACTAATGGTAAATAAGATATATAATTAACTGTTAATTTAATAGGATTAATTAAATTATATATATTATTAACATTAGTATGGTTTATTTTAAATATATCAGAAGAAATATTGGTAAATGTTAAATATAATTTTTTATTATAATTTTCATAATGTATAGAACTATAATTAATTACATTATTATTACTATCAGTTATTATTATTTTACTATTACTATCATAATAATTATCATATTTAATTAATATATTATTATTATTATAAATAAATTGATTAATTAAATATTCATTTTTAATAGATAATTTATGAAAATTTTTATTTAATGTATTACTATTAATAACTAATTTATTAATATCGTGAATACTTTCTTTAAATTTTAAAAAGTTATTATTACCAATATTAATAGAACCATACCAACTATTTTTATAAAACATTTCATAAAATGAATTTTTAAAATCAGAAACTAAATAAAAATTTCCAGGTGTAATTGATAAATAAAATGTCAATTTACGTTCATTATCAAAACCATATAAATTAATATTTTTTTTAATTAAATGTATTGTTTCTAAATATTTTTTATATAATCTACTATTAACAATATTACGCCATAAAATTAAAAATGAAATTAATGATTCATTTAAATTAAATGAATTTATTTCAATATTTATTAATTCATTTGCAATAATACTATATATATTTTGTAAATCAACAGGCATTAAGTTATTAGTTTCAATTTTAGATAATTTATTAGTATATTTAATTAATTTAGGATAATTAATTTCTTCAGTATTATTTAAATATATATAATTGTCTTGTTCATATGAAGAAATAATATTAGTAGTATAAGTAGTAGCGAAATAATAATTATTATAATTTAATTGTTTATTAGGTAATTTATAAAATCTATTTAATATAATTTTTAAATTAATATATAATTTAATAGGATTATTTAAATTTAATTTAATAAATAAATTTAAAATATCATTTTTAGTAGAATAATATAATTTTAAAAATTGTTCAAATATATTATTATTAAATACATTATTATTAAAATTTATATTTAATATATCAATAATATATTGTTTTAATTTATCATTCCATTCATTTTGAATACAATAAT